TGGCCAGAGTTTTTCTAGTTGTGCGGATCTATATACAGGGTGGTTGTTTCGGATCGACCATTGGGTTTTGTCTGGGAAGTCCCATCCAAATATTATTGCGTGGTAGTGAGGTCTCCCGTGGGCCTGGCGATCACCCTGAAAAGGGTGGGCCAGGAACTCTACGGAACGGGAGTTACGAGGAGTTGTTTGAACTTTACCATACTCCCCGCAGTGATAGAAGCGGATTCGTGCTGGTTGTATTGATTTTCTGAACCGTTTCATGAATTTCTGAAAGTGTTCGATTTTGAGTGAGCCATCTTCTGGGATGGACTCGTTGTTGTACGTTAATGTTATGAATGAAGATGCTGTATGCATTTGGGCTTCGTGGATCATTCGGATGGACCAGTCGCTTGCTTTGCGTTCTCGGCATGCGAAGCATTTGCCGCAGGGTACGGTGAGTTTAGCGAATACGTTACCGATTCTTATTGCTTGCTTTAAGTTGGCTGTGAAGCCTCCTCCGCGCGCGTGATAGCCTTGTAGTGGTCTTGTACATTCCATAGTATTTTCCCGTTCCCGTTCCAGATTGTGGTTAGAGGCGGATGCCGCCTCGCATTTGGCCTGTAAGGCGATTTTTAGTGTTCATTCTTGTAGCTGTCTTTTTGAACATTTTACGTGATGTTGATTTTTTTACTTTTTGTCGTCTTCGCATGGCTCATTTTTCCTCTTAAAAGATTAGGTTTTTGGTTTGTGTGACTGTGTTGGTGTCAGTCATATAGTTTATGAACAAGTAGCATAAACTATACGCCTATTCGGGCACCGTGTTATCCACCTCGATGCTCGGAAGGCGAGCTTCCTCCGCTTCAGCTGGAGATGGTATCATGCCGAGCTTAATTGCCTCATCATGATTTTTTTCGTCTGCAACGAAGTTTAGGAATTCAGCAGGGTCGTTTCCGAAGCGTTTGCGAATGTTCGCTGGTAGTTCACTGAAGTTCTCTTCTGCTTGAATTACGATGTTCATTGCTTCGTGGAAGGTTTGACCGTCTGAGATTCCATATTGGGGTGGTTGGCTGTTGTGCCAGCCTATGTGGCCAGTTTTAATGTATTTGGCCATGATATTATTAATATCTGTTTCGGCCTGAGCCGAGACTTTGGTACGGGATTCGCCCGTGATATGTGTTTGGGAACGTTGTGAATGTCCGTATTTTCGGATTGAGATTTTGGAAGTCATTTTGTTATTCCTTAATTGGTTTAGATCGTACCGATCGTGGATCGTATTTAGGGACTTGTGATTGTCCCATTAACTTTAGACCTTCATAGAGGTCTTTGATTGTTTTATTACTCATGACTTCACCCATTTCTTGGGTTGCGTTGGACATGATTCTACCGAATTCTCTTAGATTGCCTTTAATTACTTGATCGTATGCCAGGTTGGTTACGGCTGCGCCTACACCTACTTGCATTAACGATGCTTTTGCCGCTTTCGCTGCCTGGCTATCTGAAGGATTCAGGTAGTTTTCGTTGATGTAATTTTTTCTGTAAGCCTCCGCGGAGTTTACTGCGGTAGTGCTGTTTAGGTTTGCCTGTTGCGCCCTGGCGCTTGATGTTTGATTAAATCCGGTTACTCCCGCTCCGAGAGCGCTTTCTACCTTCGTAGAAGCGCCTCCGGGGGTTGATGCGGGGGATTTGGCTGCGAGTATGGGGTTTAGGCCTGCGGCCTTCATATCGGCCATGGCGCGCTGATACGCGCTGTTAGACATGCGTTCTTGAAATGCCATTTGTTCTCTTGCGAGTTTGACATTGGTTTTGTTGGCTGATTTTTGTCCGCCAAACCCTAGGAGGCCGCCTATTGCGCCCCCTATTAGGTTTGATGCTGCGAGTGATAATGCCATTAGAAATGGTCAATCATGCCAGGTACTCCGTAGAGCGGCATAGGTCTTACGCAGCGCATGTTGAAGTATCCGTCGAATATAAATTCGGGTTCAGTAGGAACCGCTACTACGCGGTCTACTGGTGGTTGGTCTTCAATAAATGAGCCGTTTAGTGGTGGTAATCCGGTGAAGTCCTGTGCTAAGTGCCAGGCGTCCAGAGTTCCTGTTGCGTTTGAACGGAACTTGCCGGTTACGATTGATGGTTTGTATCGATATTCTCCATATCGTTCTTGGTAGCCCCAAGCTTGGCGGTCGGCCGCTGAGCCTTGGTATACGAGTTCTCCATTTAGTACGGCTTGTTCGCCGATATTGGCCAGTGAGGGCCAGTAGAAATCGTAGCGTGTTTGTCGGGACCACATGCGGTTTAGCCCCTGTTGATAAGTTAAATCGGCTCTTACGTTTACGAGACCAATTAGGGTTGAGTGCTCTGTGAAGCTTTTGGTAAAGCCGATCCCGTCTAATGTGACGGTTCCCATTGCTGCAAGGTTGCCTTGTGGGCTTACTGCAGCGTCTGTAGCTGATGTTTGTGCGACTGGGCTAATGTTAACCATTCGGGTTCCACCGCCGAGATATTCGGAGCGCCAGCCGGCTGAAGGTGTTGTTACACCAAAGTGTGATTTGATGATTTCGACATAGCGTGTTCCGCCGCGGGCGTCACGTTCCAGTAGTTTCTGGATTTGAAATGCTTGTCGGAGTTGGTTGATTGTTGCAGAAGTAGCTTCTGAGAGGTCGGCTAGTAAGCCGGGGTTTTCCCAATACATTGCTCCTACGCCAGCTGTGTTGCCTATTGAGCTGTTTAGACCGCCGTCTGAGCCTACTGATAGATAGGCTTGGTTTACATTACTTGCGTTCTTGAATTGTGGGAGGCCTTGGCCTTCTGCAATGATTGGTGCTGTTGTGCCCAGTGGCAGGTCGATGCTATCGCCTTTTTGTGGCCATGGGAGTGCTGATGTGAAGTAGTCATGACGCTTACCGCGTGGCATGAGTTTGTAATAGTTTTCGGGATCGGATGAGTCTGGTCCGTCTCCCGTAGGTTGTGGGATGCTAGATTGTAAATTTTGGTCTCTGAACCATTCGTTATAGACCCTGTTGTACATCCTGAAAGGTAATGCACTTGTGTATGGGAAAATTTCGGGGACTTGGGTTGGAATACCCATGTAATCGAAGAGAGATCCTTCGTTTACTGTTCCGCCGCTGCTTCCCGCGACGGGTATGAGATAGTCTGTTGAGTCCCCTGGGTTATCTTGTTCTCCCATGAATCTGTTCCAGTTGTCCCATAAGAGACGGTTGGGACAGGAGAAGAAGAATACGTCCATGAATAGGTTATCCATGACGGGATAGATTGGTGTTGCCATCCGTGCGAATGCGGTTAGGTCGACTTTAAATGTGTCGCCTGGTAATGCTTCGTCTACGAAGATTGGGTATAGCTTCCCTGAGTCGAATGTAGTCTTTACTGAGTGGGATCGGTTGAACGAAGACCGGGGGATTGTAATCCCCGGGACTTCGCTGAACGTGTGGTTCATGTGGCTTGGTAGTCTACGACTCATATTCGGGTACCTGTTCTGGTGTTGGTTTTTTTACCTCAAGTCCTGTGAGGATGAGTTTTTTAGTTGGTTCTGGATGTCCGTCGGAATCGTCGAACTTAGCGATTTGATATAGCGTGTAATCCGCTGGGTGTTGACCGAATTGGTGCGTGTCAGAATTGACGCAATCACCGAAAGTTCGGATTGCCATTGCTGTTTCCGGAAGGATGAATGGTGGTAAGTAAGCGTTGGCTTTTTCGTCATAGATTGAAAACATTCCGTATTTCATTTAGGTAACTCCCTTGTTTTTTGTTTAAGTCGGATTATTCCGAGTTTGTCTTTCATGGCGAGCCTTTCTGGGGTGCGCTCATGTTTTTTAAGTTTAGCGTTTTTTGCCCGTTGGTCAATAATTTTTTTGTATGTTTCTGGATCATCTATTTTGAGCCTTGATGTATAGGCTCTGGGTACTGGTTTTGATTTACCGTTTACGATGCATTCGTCGTATCCCCAAATTTCTTGGTGGTACTTTTCTAGCCAGGGCATACCTATGCCAGGGCGTCTGCTCATGGTTGCGTATTCGGGTTGGAGTGTGTGGATTTGTCCTTGCTCGTCTACTCGCTTGTAGTAGTCAACGGACTCTTCGCCGTTGATTTTTTTCTGTATGTATCCTGCGACGTATTTTGCTGAGTCGTATGTGACTGTACCGATTTCGGAATGGCCGAATGGCCAAAGTTTTTCTAGTTG